ATACTGGCGCAATATGGCAGAACATTTCAGAAAAGAGAATAAGGAACTGAAAAAGAAGCTCCAGCAACTTCAAAAAACGAAAGCGGTGAGAAGACTCAACGAACAAGAAGTCCATTTTGAGATGAAACTTGCCGAGCAAGACTGTTATATTGTGGCATTGGAAAAGAAAATTGAATCCCTGCGACAATTCGAAGTCCTCTACAAGAAAAAAGATGAGGGTTATATTGGGAAGATCATGCAGGGAGTTAAAAAGGATGACCCTAATCCACGCGGTGGCTAACTGCTTTACCCTCGCTTTGCTGTATTATATAATATAGGGGTAGTTAAATTAGAAAGGAGAAAGCTATGAACGATAAAGAATTCGTTTTTCAAAGAGTGCAAACTTGCAGTATCTGCAAAGGCGACATCGAACAACAACGCAATGAAGAAGGCGTGGTCTATTGGACAGCTGGACACAATGCCGCCCCTGTGAACGATGGACGTTGTTGCGATACTTGCAATGCAGAAATCGTGATTCCCGCTCGACTGTTTATTTATGAACGCACCAGAGCACGAAAAAATCTAAAAGCTGAAGTTATAGAAAACTCTGAAACGGGTCAACGCACGGTGACTATTAAAGAAGAAGGGGGGACAAGATGAAACTGATAACTAAAGAAATAGAAACCAAGCTATCAAAAAACACAGGTAATGCTTTAGTTGACAAACCTTATTTGAAACTATTCAGCCCAGTGGGATCGGCAACGTGGCTGATCACCCAATACAACAAAGAAACGGATGAGTTATTTGGATTGTGCGACTTAGGACATGGATTTCCAGAAATAGGCTTCGTCAGTTTAAAGGAACTACAATCAATGAAAATTGAACCTTTTGGTTTAAGCATTGAAAGGGATAAATATTGGGAACCAGACAGAACTCTATCTGAATATAATTGGGAAGCCAAAAAAGCAGGCTCAATTTTGGGGGTAATATGATTAAAACCAATCTAGAAAAAGTTGAAAAACATTTTGAAGTTCCAAAAACGGAAGAGGACATCAAAAAATGGATGAAAGGTCTGTCGAACAGGGAATTTGAACTTGTGCTGGTAGGCTTGGGCATTTATTTCAGCCAAAGAAAAAAGAAAAAGAAGGCAACAGCAAAAAAGAACAGGAAGGAGTTGCAGGAATGGTTTGGCTTCCTCAGTGGCGATCAATGAATAAAGAAGAAAATGCTGTCCACGTAAACAGGACTAAGAGAATTACGGTTAATGGTTTCTTTGGAGAAAAGAAAGTGACTCTAGACGAGTTCATAGACCAATGGTTGCAAACAGGGGGTGTAAACCAACTGTGGAGAATCAGCAATTATTCCAAAGAACACAAAGCTCAGATAGAGCAGATTAAGAAATGGGTTTCGGAAATGGCTAAAGAGTCTTTTGAGGAGAGTTTGGAATGAAAATTAGACATAAAGCACTGCTTCACTATTATTTTGTCAGGAACCGCAGTAAATTCCTGAACACTAAGACTGTCCGTGCAGCTTTTGAATGGCTCTACATACATACACCAATTTTCAACACAAGGGCATTAATAAAATATAACGAATACTCGGGGAGAAATCAATGAACCCTACTACAGTTTTTAACGATAGACGAGTGTGTGATAAATGCGATATAGTTTTTCTATTAGCTACCGAAACAACAGAAAATATCGAAGGTCAAGCAAACCCTACAATCTGTGAAGAAATTCAGGAAGGAATATATTGCGATAAGTGTATTAGCCAATTATCAACAGAAAGGAGAAATCAATGAGCATTAAAGTGGAAATGGGCATTCCGTTGCCCGCAAAGAGGACAAACAATAACGAAACATTAAATGAAATGAGGGAAATTGTTGAGGATATACGCATAGGTGATTCCTTCATCGTTCCCGAGGAATTTATTATTCTAGGGAAAAAAGGAAAACCGACACACGTGGGACGGGGCATTTATAATCAGTTCAAGAGAGCAGGAAAAAAGTGCGCCGTCAGAAGAATAGACAAAGAAACCAACACCTTCAGACTCTGGAGAATTGAATAATGAGCACACGAAGCACCATCGCCTATGTAGAGGAAGGCAAAAATGTGGTCGCCAGTTATTGCCACATGGACGGTTATTTAGATCACACAGGGCGTATACTATTCGATCATTACAATAGCTTTGAACAAGCTAAAGAGTTGGTGGATATCGGAGCCATCAGTTTCCTGGAAACTACGACAGCCTTGATTCGAGAACGCTCGAGGTGTCTGAATGATAGAGAACCTGAGTTTTATCGCACGATTAGCAGTTTTATATATCATGTAGATGCTCAAGAGATTGAGTATATTTATATGTGGGACAAAAATATGTGGCGGATCGCTCGAAGACTTGCTATTAATACATGGGACTTGGGCAAATTTGAGGAAGGCTATAAACAATGGGTATACTACCACAGCAGGTTTGAGCCACTCGCCCAAGAACTCGCCCAGTGGGACTTCGACAACCCTACAGACCAACAGGGGCAGTATGTCTAGCGGTGGCGGCGGTCCAAAACTGCTTTATAATCGGTTTACTCCCAGTTATACTATATATAAGGGTAAGCGTTAGATTTACCCAAAACTATAGAAAGGAGAAAGACGTGGAAGATTTATACACCCGAAGCAAAATAACTCCAGAAGACCAGGACGAAATCATTGAATTAAGAGTGTTCGAAGGACTTACTGGGAAAGAGGCACGCGACCATATCCTGCGACGTAAAGAAGCAGAACGTATGAGAAAGCTTAACGATCACATCTTATTAGGGATAGGGGGGACACGTGGATAACATGTTAACAAAAACTGAAGCAAAAGAGACCTATCGAAAGACCCTTGTAAAGATGGAGAGTGGTGAGATCTGCTGGGACGACAATAAATTAGAATTAATGAGTAACCAGATAGATGATGCGATGGACGAACAGACCTTCTTTAACGAAGGGCAATTTACCAAAACAGAAATGGACTTGCTGAGCGAAGCACTTATCGATTTACTGCAAAAGGTGAATAAAAAGAGTCGAGAATTTGGGTACGACGACGCCGATTTGAAAATTAATTTTAAATTGGAAGACATCGAGAACTTAATCGAAAAGATCCAGGAGGGCAGTTGATATGTATGAAACAATAGAAGAACTAAACAAAGAAATGGATAAACTGTTGAACCAAACAGTTAAGGATCGCTGCATAAGTGGTGACTTAACTTACAACGGAACTTATGCATGGGACGGAGAAGACGGGGGCTCATTCATCCAAGAGCTCAAAGAACTTGTACCACCCACTATGTGTCACGATTTAGGTATTTTTAGATACTTAGACGGAGGTGATGATCGCAAAGAACTCCTTATATTTGAAACAGACAAGTATAAGTTTTTATGTGTTGAATCCAACGAAGTTATAGTGTACGGCGGAGGGACTTGTTACTCGGGAAGTGTAGAAGTTTATCAAAAACCCAAGGAGGGCAGTTGAGATGAACGAAAAACCCGCACACATTCGCCTGATAGAAGAAAGAACAGGTCGTAAATGCATTAGTCGCAAATATGGCAGAGGCGGTTGGTTTTTAGATCCAAAGACCAACGAGCTCTACAAACATATACCCAGTCAACGTTGGGCATATACTCGTGAAGGAAACCTACGGGATGGTAGAATAAGGTCATGGGCAAACACTGTGAAAATTACACCTATGAACTATGCCAGTCATAACATTCCAAAATATATTCGTCAAATAATGGAGGGCAGTTGATTAGAATTCTAACTACAAAGAAAGGAGAATAGAGATGACGATAAAAGTTTGTTTAGAAACTAAAGAAGGAACGATAATAGAAATCTGCACTTGTCGGAACAAGGAAAATGTGATACGAAAGATTGTACAGGGGTACGAGGACATTTGGCAAAATACTATTAACCGACCTGTTGACGTACCTGCAGAGGAATACGGTAGCTCGACTAACCCGATTATAAATAATTGGGGAGGGAGTGAGATACTTGTTGAAAGTATTGAAGATCCTGGCGAGTTTGATAAGTTTTATTTATAACGGATCCTGATGTCCTAGCCGCACAACGAGTCATCGACGCAGCGTACTGACAGCACGCACCCAAACAAGCCCCCGATTGTTACGACGGTCGGGGGTTTTTCTATTATTAAATCTATTAGTATTGTTATCTGGTAAATTAAAAAAGTTTTTGAAAAAATATTCGCAAAAGTGCTAATATCACTAATATACTAATAGAATCACTCTACAACCCTCTTGTTCATTGGGTTCTTTGAAATAGCAAATCTAATAGAATTCTATTACTATATTAGAAACTATGGTAAGATTCTCTAGAGGGCATGAGAAAACTATATAAAATTATTATTTTATAATAAGATTGTAATATCTTTTAGCAGCCACGGAGAAACCGAATGAAAGAACTAATCTACACTTCTTTGGTGCCAACTGAGGATGGTAATGCCTATGTTGATTCCAAAGGTAAGAGATGGCAACCACTCAATTCTAAACAAAAGAAATTTTGCAAGGAGTATTTGAAAGGGCAGACGGCTACGGAAGCAGCGATCCGTGCGGGCTACACCAAGGATAGAAAAGGTGCAAAAACGCAGGGAAGTGTCCTATTAAATCATAACCCAGTGGTTCGAAACTATCTGATTGACTTGGAAATAGCAGCCTCGGAGAAGGATGCAGTTTCCTTGGAGACCCACCTTTCCACCCTCCACGACCTGCGGGAGGAGGCGAAGGACCAAGGGCAAATCTCCGCCGCCATCACAGCCGAGGTCCATCGGGGCAAAGCGGGGGGACTGTATATTGACCGCCGTGAAATACTGACCGCAAAGATCGATATGATGTCCAAAGATGACATACTTACGCGACTCGAGCAGCTGATCAAGAAGCGAGCGAGCCAGGCGAACGTGATCGAGGGAGAGTTTGCAACCAAAGACTGATTGAGCCCAATTGCTCTACTCTACTCTACTGCAATTGCATCCAATTGCTTGCACCCAAACCCTAACCCTTTCCCTCTGTCCCATGAATCTCGAAAGAGTCTAGACTCTAGATTCCAAGTATCTTTTACTGCTTTACATTCGCGGGTAAAGGAGTATGATATTAATTATGGTAGCAAAG